CCTTCTTGAGGTCTATATGCAACTTTTCTTTCATTTTCTGGCCATAATTTTAATAATGGTGAGATAAAATCATCGTATCTTTCTTTTGAGATGACAAGATTAATTTCATCATTACTTCTGACACCAAATTTACTTAGTAAATCTCCATTACCACTAAATCCCTCAAAATTCATTAGATAGGCTTCAATACGAAAACTATCATCAAATTTGGATGCGGTTACTTCTTTAATAACTGTATTTTCTCCAATGATTCTTCTAGGCATGTATAGAACATCTTGTCCATACATTTTAAGTTGTTCGTTAATTAGATCTTGAATAAGCCTTTGCTCACTCGGAGATCCTTGAAGAAAATAAGAATTGAGTGGTGACATATCAACCTATGAGATCAAGTGGTGGTAATTCGTATTCATCCTTAAGTTGTTGTTCCAATTTTTCTACTTCGGCAACTCCATCATCATAGATCTGTCTTCCATTCAACTGAACTCCACCTGGAAGTAAGACTCCATTGAATTTAATCATGTTCTGTCCCCACTGTTTTTTGATGAGAGCAGTGAGGTATTTTTTTAACCACCAATCGTTGTAGAGTTTTGGTGCATCTGATGGATCTAGAACTCTATAACAATCAATAATAACATATTCATTCTCGCCAACTTGAGACCAATCAATGTCAAGATATAATTTATGATTCTTCTTATTGAATCTGATTTGTGCATGAGGATTCAAAAGAAAATCCAAATCTTCAAGATACCTTTTGACCATTGCATAATTAAGAAGATCTAATGCACCATAATAGTAAACATCATTTAAGAATAACTGATATTTAATATTAAAAAGACCGTCTGAAATTGTACTGGAATTGATCTTAAGAATATTATTTACACCAATAATACTATCTGGAAGAGGCAAGTAATTGACTCCTTCAACATAAGTAAGTGAAGTCAATCCAGCTCCAACGACGCTACCTGAAGTAGATGCAGAACCTACTGGCCCTGGTTGAGCTAATGTTGTTTTAGTTGCAGGGGTAAGTTTGTGTTTTAAAAATACACGATCAATACCATCAAAATGGCGTTCATGATAATATTGAATTGCATCATCAATTAAATTATCGATCTGATCGTCATCTACATTTATTTCTAAAACGGGCTTTCCTAATTGTTTGAGGCAGTAATCTTTCAACTCCGCTCTACTAGATGGTTGCGCCATAAAAAATACCCCTAGTTTCCTAGAGGTATTTATAATTTAGATGTCCGCGTATCTTCGTATTAACCTATGAAATATATCATTAACTTTGAATCCTGCTTGACTTATAACCTTTTTAAAATCTTCATCTGTTTTTACAGTATTTGAAGTTTCCTCATCAAGATTTAATTCATTCAACTCATAACATATTTCTCTTATGAATGGATCTTTAATAAGAGATTTTACCCAAAATACACAAACATCTCTGTGACCCTTGGTTACTTTGTTGACTCTATGTGGTATACCAGTTGGATAAACAATACCAAATCCAGGTTCTAATTTTATCTTAACTTCTTCATCATTCATGAAAAAACAAAGTTCTCCACCTTCGTAAGTGGATGGATCCGAAAGAAACACAGTTACACTAAAATGACCATTAAATCCTATATCCACATGAGTATTATAATACCCACCTTCTTTAGTTCTGGTAACTAAAGTATCTTCTATTTTTTTAGGAAAGCAAAAATTTACAAATTTTTTATTGGTGTCAATTGATTCATAAATCGGCTTTGAAATTTTTTCTTTTATGTAATAATTTACCAGTTCTTGATTGTTTTTTGTAGTTGGATCTCCATAGTATGTTTTTAATCCCGTATCCCAATCAGTATCAACAGAAAGATCTAAAAATTTTTGAACATTTTTTAGATCTTCCTCATCCAAAAATTTTACGATTAAGTAATCATTTTTCATATCAATCTTGATAAATTGTTTCTTTTAAGAATTGATAATGTGTAGGTAATCCATTAACATAAGAAACCATAGTATCATGAAACATTTTAAACTCTCTATTGATATTTTTAAATTGTTCAATTTCTTCATAAGGAAGTTCTCCTGATCCCGGCAAACCTCTGCCCACTTTATATGTTGGTAAGTATCCCATACCAGCAGCAATATAAGGCATACCACCAATCAATCCATTAAAGTTTGATTGTCTAAAAATATTAATTTCAAGTTGTTGGACATCATACTCATTATGATATTCAATGGAAGTTACATGTTTCCAATAATCAGTATCTCCTCTCATTGATAGTCCATAATGAGTTTCAATAAATGATCTTACGCCATCCATAGTATAATCAAGATATGTATTAAAAATAGATTTATCAATACCCGAAACAAATCTATTCCTTCTAGTTAAAGTTTTAACCAATCTGAAAATATTATCATGTGTGGTTAATAATCCAGTAGATTCCAAAGGTTCAATAAAACCATATGAAAGTCCTATTCCTAAAACATTTTTTACCCAGGCTTTCTCTCTTTTACCATGACGAATAAAAATTTCTTTCATTTCTAAGTCATCTGGAATATTTTTCTTTGTTTTTTTCAGATGGTTGCGAAACTCAATTTCAGCTTGATCTCTAGAAACAAACTTACTAGAATAAACATATCCAGAACCAATTCTACTCCACAGTGGAATATTCCAAACCCACCCATTTTCAATTGCTGTACAATTGGTGGTATTTTCCATTTCTTCATTTGGATCTGAATATGGAATTTTAGTAGCAAGAGCTCGATCATTTAATAATGTATCACCAAAAGAAATGAATTTTGATCCCATCTTTTCTTCTAGTAATAAAGATTTAAATCCGGTACAATCAATGAAAAGATCAGCAGTTAATTTTTGTCCAGATTCCGTAAGTATATAATCAACTTCTCCATCTTCTTTTTGACAAACATCAACAACATCTTCAACAATATGAGTCATACCAGAAGGTAAACAAATGTTATTTTTCAAATAAATTCCAAATTTTGTTGCATCTAGATGATATGCAGTATCCTTTTCAAAGAAAAAGTTTGGAATACCACCATCTTCATTTTTTGTTAATTTATTTTTTTCAGATAAGTATGAAATGGGATTATAAAATTTAGCAAATTTATCCAATGTATGATATTCTGGATCAATCTGTCTTAAAATTGGCCATGCATCCAAACCTCTTTGCATACGGTCTGCGCCATGAATTCCAAATGGATATTGGAAAACAGTATCAGTTTCTCTAAAATCTGTAAATTTAATGGAAACTTTATAAGTTGCATCACATTCCTTCATCCAACTACTATCATCAGTTAATCCAATTAACTGCAAGTAATTGTTAAATTGACCTAATGTCGATTCACCAACTCCCATTGTCTTAATATCTTTGGATTCAATAAGAGTTACATCCATATCTGGAAAATTCTTACATAAAGCAGCAGCTGTCATCCAACCAGAACTACCACCACCAACAATGACAATTTTATTAATTCTCATAATAATCTCCAATTACTTATAAAAATTGTTTAAACGCTTTCTGAACTTATTATAAATGGTATCAGTAAACCAAGAAATTGATCCGTAGTAATTATCTCTATGTATCTCAGATAATTTTTCTTTAGATAAAAAATTAATTTCATGATCAAAAGATGTCCTCCTAAAAGGAATAATTAACATGAGAGGAGTATCCTTCAATACTACCTGTTTTTTCTGATCATAAATTTCCGGAGATTCTTGAATTGAATAATTAAATTCAAAAAACCACTTCAAATGAATTGGGGTAATATCAGGATGAACAACTGCTGATACTGATGTAAAATTTTTATTTCTATTCCAATATGGATCAGTAATTAAAACAGATACACCTGGACTTGTTTTAATCCACCAAGGACTAGATACCTTATGAAACATTCCCATCTTTGGTTTTTGATCATAAGTCATTCCTTGAAATTGGTTAAATCTATGAATATTATAATTTAACTCCGGCGTTTCTAAAGCCGATTCAAATTTCATTTCTCCATTAATCATCCTAAAACACATATCACTCCAAGCCGGTAATATGTATCCCGTTTTTAGATAGTCAACAATTCCTGGACAATGATGTACAGTACTGTCTTTCATCAGAGTGTATGGATTTTCTCCTGCAGCTAATGAACTTCTACTCCCAAGAGGATTGAAATTCATTATTGGAGCAAAAGGGCATTTAGATTTTTCTGAAGAAGGTTTTTTACTTTTTAAAAACCACTCTGGAAATTGTTTGTATGCCGGATAAATGTTGGGAATGCCTTTTGCTTGATCTGAAGCACAAAATTGAATAATATTTTTCTTTTTGAACATAAATTCACCGAAATGATAATTTTAGATTGTCACTATATAATTTAATTGTTAATATATACCCTTATTAATTTATGTTAGTAACTTGGCCCTCTCCTTTTATTTTTTGGACTGAAGTAAAAGATCATCATGAAATAAAAAAAGAATTGAAAAATAAAATTTTAGAAGAAAGTAAAAACTTTAAGTATTATAATTCTCCATTGAATGAAAGAAAAATAACAGAAAATAAATGGAACTGTGAAGTTATTACTAGTTATTTTCACCAAGAAAATATAAAAAAAATTTTTACCGAAAAAATAATTACATCCATCATAGAAAATCCTTTGAATGAATTATTTGAAAATAAAAATTTATTCCCGAATAAACCGGATAATATAATCATACCAGAAATTTGGTTTAATGTATATAAACCTGGATATTCCCAAGAACTCCATGCTCACAGTGGAGCTAGTTTGTCTGGAATTTATTTATTGGAATTGGATGAACCAAATACTACTATGTTTTTTAATAACCACTCTGGATACAAGTATAAAATATGTGATGTTGGAAGTGTTTTCTCAACATCACATATTGAAGAAGGAAATATAATATTTTTTCCTTCCGAGTTAATACACTCCGTAAATAAGTGTATAAAAGATAGAATAACTATATCCTTTAATTTACTTTTTGATTATCAAACAGGTCTAGTTCCATCAAGTGCAGGAGTTTCTGGAATTAAATCTTGAGTAGTACTTACCAACATCTTAGTTCTCTCAACTTCCTCTTCCATCATTTGACTGGCAGGTTTGATAACTCCATCATTTACTAAAGTTTCAAAAATTACTTCTTTATCTGCAGGAATAGAAGCTACAGAGGGATCTGCAATCATTTCTTTAATTTTCAAATCCGCTACTTCATGAATGGTATTTCTGCAACGAAGTTTTACCATATCACTGAACCAATCATGGGGATCTACTGCAATATGAGCTAAAGCAGCATATTCTAAATCAGTTAGTTCTACACTTAAAGTTACCATTGTCTTTAATTATTAGTTTTGATAATATTTATAAGCTTATGGGCAAAGTTGACCATAAAAATGGAAGTGTCCCATATAAATTCTTTGATTTCCGCAGTTCGTATATGGTTGCGGAGATACATATTGACCTTGAGTTAAGGACATCATATTTTCTGTATTTATACCTTTAGCATAATTGCCATGTGAGGGGTGATTAAAGATTGAATGTCCGTGACGACCATTGTTATAATTTAATCCCCCATTAACACCAAAATTAGAATGAGTATAGTGATATGTATTACCATCATCCAGGTAATACATTGTCATTCCGAATTGATAGTATCCAGTTACAGGAACAAAATATCTACCATTTGTTGTATCAAATCCAAAACTACCAGCACCTCTTTGGTTTACTGTCCATCGGCCTCCAGTAGAAAATCCCCAGTTACCCATTTCTCTCCACTGGCCACATCCAATTTGACCAGCATATCTCCATTCATCTAAATTGCAGGATGCATGAAAAGAAGGATATTCCGTTCTTCTACCAGTAGTCTGATTTACTGATTGCACATAATTATTATTTGCAAAAAATTGGATTTCTGTAGTATCGGATCTTATTTCATTGGAACCAATTATGATAGCCATGGCAGAAAAAAACTCCTATTAGTTATATTTATTAACCAATGAGTGCTCCAGCAAACATGGTATGTGCTCCATAAATTCTAGAACTATTTGCATTCCAATAAGGCCTTATAACACAATATTCTCCCTGATTTAATTGCATATTACATGATGTTACGATTCCATCTTCATGATTATATGGGGTTGCGTGCATGTATATATTGTGGGGTTGCCTTCCATTATTCCAACCATAACCAGAATTTTTAGTCACATGTAAATGCATATAACTAGATGTACTATTATTATCATTATATGCATATGCGGAAAAATAAAAATAATATCTTCCAGTTACAGGAGCAAAATATCTGCCATTAGAGTTCATTCCAAATGATCCGGCTCCTTGTTGATTCCAAGTCCAACCTATAGTTCCGTTAATTTCTGGGTTAGCTCCTTGACCAAATTGGTCCCTATATCTCCAGTCAACGGTTCCAATAGCCGTAAACGCAGGAGTCCTATCAGAAATTCTTTGTCCTGTAGTAAAATAATAAAGACTTCTGATATTATTTGGTCTAATGTCCAAATCTACATTACTTGTAATACTATTTGGTCCGATTGTAATAGGCATGATTCTAACTAATTAGGTGTCCACAAAAGAAACTATGTCCTGTATAAATTCTAGTATTACCAGAGTTACCCTTATACATATATGGACTACAATATTGACCTTCACTTAAAAACATAATAGCGGAAATATTGGGTCCATGTGCGTAAGCTCCTCCAACTCCTTGAGAATTTCCATGACCATATATTGTATAGGGAACTCTTCCATTATTCCAACTCACATTACCATTAATCCCAAATAGTAAATGAGTATAGTTTGCGGTATTATTAGTATCTTGAAGTTGATACATGTCAGCATGAAAATAATAATATCCACTTTTGGGTGCAAAATATCTACCGTTAGAGTTCATCCCACCACCACTAGCACCTCTTTGATACCAAGTCCAGTTAAAATTAACTGTAACTCCCAATTCGTTCCAAGTATTTGCAACAAGATATCTCCAAGAATCGGCAGCTCCAGCAGCTTGGAACGCAGGTTGATTTGGATTTCCACTAGCAAAACTATTTAAGAATGTTTCCACATTAGTGCTAGTGGAAACATTCATAGTCATGTTTCCATCACATCTTATTCTATTTGAGCTTTCGCCCAATATAATAGCCATATATTCGATTTATTATTGTAATATTATTTATTACAATTGGTTATAAACTTTACCACAAACGAAGTTTACTAAAAGGACATTTAGATTCTTTTGGTTCATCTTTAATAAAATCCCAAGATTTTTTAGGTAAAAATTTCTTTAATATGCTATGGTTATATGCTTTTCTCATTACATTTTGAGGAATTTGTTTTCTTTCTAGTTTGAAATTTTCATCATATTTTTTAGAATTCCTAAATCTAAGAATGCCGATAGGATCTCCTCTTTTTATTATAGTTGGTTCATTAAATTTGTAAGCGCAAATTGTTGGCCTCATCCACCTACCAACAGGATATTCTGCACTAACTAATTCGGCTCCAGGAATAGGAATAGTTGTCGGCAATATTTCAATCCATAAAGTTTTAACTTGTGGTTCTGTCCAGAAAAAATAATGTTGATGAAGTTGTCCAATAATTAATCCATGATACGGAGGCCTTAATGGGTTATGTATAACCCCTGTAGTAGTCGGATCTTCTCCCAACATACTTCTACCAAATAAATTCATATCATTTATGGCAAATCCCTCATCAATATTCATATGGACATAAGTTTCGGGATCTACAACTCCATCATCTTTTGAAAACTTAACCTCTATATTTGATTGAGAAAATATTACAAAAGAATTTTTATAGTATTTTTTCCATGCAGGGCATTCCCAATAAACATGTTTTTCGTGATGTTCTTTATAATATGATAGATATGGCTTTATTGGAATAAAAATTTCATCTTCTAGAAGTGGGTGTTCAAAACCCTTTGGTCCAGAGTTTTCAATTTTTGGAGCATAGTAAATGGTTCTCATGATTCAAATTTAAAACTATATAATAAAGTGTAATTAAAATTATTTATAGGGTGAACTTCAATGTATGGTTTGATTAATTTATTTCCCACTCCAGTTTATAAACAACCAGCTACAGTTGATAATTACGATATCACGCAAATAGAAATTCGTGATTGTCTAAACAAAATTTTAGAAGAAGATGATTTAGAATGTGTATCATATATCTACAAAGATGCTGGAGAAAGAAAAAGAAATAGACCAGAAAGTGGATATTTTGTTTCTGACCAATTAATAGAAAAGTATAATTTAAGAAACTTGGAAAAACGAATATATGAAGCTGTAGATCATTACATTAAACTTACACAATGGTCAGCATTAAATTCTTCTCCAATATTAAATTCTATAAATGATGCGACATTCGAAATAAAAAATTCATGGATCAACATCGCAGAGAAGGGTGTTTTCCATGATTACCATGTTCATCCCCAATATACAATATCTGGAGTTTACTATTTCAGAGTAAATGCAGATCAGGGAGGAATACAATTTAGAAACCCCAATATTATGTTGGAAAATTGTTACTTCCCAGAAGGCCCCAGAAGTCCACAATCAATAGAAATTATACCGAGAGATGGAGATATAATATTATTTCCAGCGTGGTTAGCTCATAGTACTGTTAAAAATACTACAGATGAAGACCGAGTTAGTGTTGCTTTTAATGTCGATTTAGTGAACCAAAACCAAAAGTAATATTTTCAAATTTTCTAAGTTCCTCAGGAACATCTGGTAATTTATTATTTCTTTTAATTCCTCGTTCTTCCTGAATTTTTAAGTTTATATCACAATCATTTAAAATATAATTAATCGATAAAGTTGATCTAAGACCTGTAGAAGGCAATTCAGCTCTATGCCAAATGCACGAGGGGAAAAACACAATTTTCCCCTGTTTGAAGGGTATTCTGTATTTTTCTATAAAATCAATCTCCCCTTTATTAATATCTGGTTCATCATAAAAAACAGTGTCTCCATCATAACCACCAACATAATATATCATGGTCCAAAAATTTGGAGGTTCCCAATCTTGATGAACTGATAAAAAAGAATCTGATGGGATAGTACCATTTACATGAACTCTATGCACTTGTTCTATAACAGCATCTTTAATAATAGAGTTTAATCCCTCCCTACGCCACATTTCATTAAATGTTCTACCAATATTTGAAATGTCATTTATAAATGGTTTTTCTCCTGGTCTACTTATCCATACTGCAAAAAATTTTTCAATATCATTTGGTGATCCTCTCAATCCATATTTCCACCTATCACAATTTAAAATTATTTCATCCCAATATTCTTGCATCCAAGTAGGAATAAGTCCTTCCACTTCAAATATATAATCTTTATTAAATTTCATTTTTTTTCTACACCTACATTGAAAACCATAGTAATTCTTTCTTCATCTGTATCTATATTATTTTGTGGAACTCTATGTAAGGCCCAAGAGTCCCACATTAAAAACATTCCTTCATGTGGATATATTGTTATCGAACCATCTTCCTCATAATTAAAAATATTTTCTTTTTTTATTTCTTTCTCAAATACCGTATTAAAAATAGAATCTTTTGTTCCCTGAAATTGTAGTGGTGAAGATCCTTTTGGTACTTGTAAGTAAATTAATCCCGAATATATCGCACCAGGATGTGAGTGTGCATCGTGTTTATCGCCGGACTTCATAGAACTCGTAAAAATTGAAGTCCATAACTTGTAAGAATCTTTCATTTTATATCCAGAATTCTTATATAAAATTGCACTTCTGTCTAAAATAATATCAACAAAAAACTTTAACTCGGGTAATTTTGATAGTCCCTCATCTAGAGAATATGTATTCTTATATCCCCATTCATTTGTTAATAGGGAATTATCTCCCAATATTTTTTTTGAAATGGGTAAAAGTTCTTCGGATAAACTTTTATTATTTTCATAATAAAAAGATAACGAAAATAAATCAAAAAAACAATTCATAATTATTGATAAGTATCTTTAATTTCCTTTATAGTTGTATAAAAATTACTTTCTTTTGCTTGATCCCCTAACAATCCATTATCTATGTCGTGATATAACATATCAAGTTGTTCTTTTATTTCTGGATAATGTCTAACTCTTTCTCTCTTTCCTGCGGCTAAATTATATTCCTCCATGTACTCATCATGTTTTGATTTTATCTCTTCAAAAGATGGAGCACCTGCTTCTTCAGCACTAACTCTATTCAATGGTTCTCCAGTCCACTTATCAATTCCTTGTTTTTCTGGAGGAGCATTTTTCATAGCCCACTTTAGTTGTTTATATTCCTCTTCAGTCTCAAAAGTTGAACATCCACTCCAATCATAATCTGAATCTTTAATCAATTCGTTAAGAGCATGACCCATTACTGGCAATCGTAATGAGTCAAATTTTAAAGAAGGATCTAATGTCATCTCTAGTTACTCCTATATTTGAATATTTATCTATTTAATACCTACTTAAATTATTTGGATTTATGGAAGCTGTATCCATCTCCCAAATTTCTAATTGGTTATTATTCCAACCATTTCTTCTTAAATCGGTATCGATAGAACAATTAATTCTTGTTGGACCATTCCAATTTGAATGGTAAATCCTGAAAGCATGTGCCTCGGTATTGTTAATTGCGGGAGCCCAATAATGACAAATTACACCCCAATACAAATCTCCTACATCATTTTCCAATGTTGCATGGTGACCTTGATCTAGAATTCGGTTCCATCCAGTTGATGGCGTCCAACGATATAATGAAGCGCCGGTTCCTTGAGCTCCACCGCCTTGATCATCTGCAATTGTCCACCAAGTAACTTTATACCAATTACTTGCTTTTTCTGGAACTCCCATATTAATTTCAAGGTTCGCAGGAAGTTGCCAACCTCCACCCAAACCAGTTCCACTATTATGATTTACTCCACTAGATGAAGTAAAAGCTACTTTTACAATTCCAGGAACATAATTTTGCGAAGGTCCACTTGGATATTGTATTCCATTTCCAGTTATAGTTATTGCCATAAATTTTTCCTCAAAATCTACTAAGATTACCTGTGTTAATTAAATCACCATCTATTTCATAAATTTCAAACATATTATTATTCCATCCATTTCTTCTGAGATCAGCACCAATGGAACAATTAATTCTCATAGCAACATCTGGATGTCTTCTGCAATATAATCTAAATGCATGTTGTTCAGATGCATTTAGAACTGGAACATACCATATTCCATGTGTGCTGGTGTAAAAATCCCCACAGTTATTATCATAGTGAGCGTGCCAACCCTGGTCAAGAATTCTGTTCCAACCTGTTGATGGCGTCCATCTCCATAAAGCCATGCCAACTCCACCGTTTGCACCACCCCAGTCATCAGAACAGGAATAAAAAGAAACTCTATACCAATTTGATGATTTAGTTGGAACTCCCATATTCAATTCAGTTCCATTAATAAAATCCCAGTTACCAGATTGAATAGATTGGTCTGTTGTTGTTGCAGAACAACTATTATACTTAATAAATCCAGAAGGAACTGATTGAACAGATCCATTATTAAATGTTATGCTATTTGGACCTATCGTTACTGGCATGAATTAATACCTCGACATTGTTCCAGTTGTATGTATACCATCACCATCTATTTCCCATACTTCAAAAATATTATTAATCCAACCATTTCTCAATAAATCATTACCAATACCACAATTAATTCTTACATTACTTGTACCATAATAGTTTGTAACATAGATTCTAAAATAGTGTTGTTGAGTTGGGAAAGATTGGTGGACAGGTACATAACCAAAGATCATTGGGTTTCTATACCAGTCACCCATGTTAGCATCATATGATGCATGTCTTCCCATATCTAAAACTCTATTCCATCCACTACTTGCAGTATATCTCCAAATAGAAAATCCAATCCCACCATAATTTCCATCCAAATCATCGACGATTGTTTGATAACAACATCTATACCAATTAGTTGATTTAGTCGGAACTCCCATATCAATCTCAGTTCCATTAACAAAAGTATGGCTAGCACCACCAGTAGTTTGATTGATGGTGCTTGCACTCGTAGATCTTATTTTTACAATAGGACTACATCTTGTCTGCGTTGGATTGGACTCGGAACCATAAGGGTTATAAGCAATATTGGAATATTTTATTCCAGTTCCAGCAATTGATACAGGCATTATTTTAGTCTTCCTTTGAGATTTTCAATGTCAGTTTTGAGATCTTCAATTTGTTTCTGTTGTTCCTTGATGGCCTCAATGAGTAGTGCGGTTAGATTTTGATATGCAACCGACTTCATAGATTCCTTACCATAATCAATAGAACCTTCAGAAGGTGCATCAAGTTCATATACTAAATCTGGAACAACTAATTCAACTTCTTGTGCGATTAAACCAAGTTGGTGATCACCATTGTCAATTCTATCATATTCAACACCTCGTAACTTCAGAGTCTTTTCAAGAGCATTTTCAATTGTGAAGATGTTCTTTTTGATTCTGATGTCAGAGTTAAATGTACCAGTCCCTTGGAATGTTACATTACCACTGGAATTCAATGTCATTCTATTGTTTCCTGCAGAATCTCTTGCAATAAATTCTGTGGTAAATTGCATGTAGAGATTACTTGAGTGGAATTGAATCTTACCTGCCTTTTCGCCAGTCCAGGCTCCATATCCACCAATAATATCACCACCAGCAGTGATATTGATAGAATTGGATACTCCAGCAAAGGTTACAGATGCTTGGAATATTGGAGTTGTCGTGAGGTTGAATGCAGATCCATTACCAATCAGAATTGCACCATTAGCAGGTAGACCTGTTTGACCAGTACCACCTCTAGCAATCGGAATGGTTCCAGTGTGGTTTGCAGAGTTTAGATAATATGCACCGTTTTGAGTACCAAGAGTTGAGGCATCAACATCACCAGTTGAAGAGTTCTTAATACTTACCGCACCATCAGATCCAATATCAAAGGTGGATGTCTTAAATTTAGCAACACCAGTTGAGGAATAAAGATCTAAAGAAGCAGCAACTCTATTTGCAGTAATTCTAACTTGACCATAATGAGTAGCAAATCCAACGCCAAAGTCGGAACTTGAAGCGGTAATTCCAAAAGGAGTTGTAGATGCAATACCTACACTTGTAACTACTTTCTGATAGGATGAATTACCATTCAAGAATGTATCAGAGTTTGCAGTTCCCGAACCAAGTCTAGATGGAGAAACTGTACCACTAACGATGTTAGCAGCATCAATGTCCGCACTTGCTAAGAGTGACCAGTTATCAGGATCTGTTGAAGATGTATTTACCGTATACTGATATCTAACATTTTGTTTTGTAAATGTTATTGTTCCGGATCCAGTATCTGCAATTCCAACAGCGTTGAATGAAACACCACTAGCAGAAGCAGTTGCATCACTCTGAGTTTCATGTAGGGTAAATCCATTTTGGGTTATTGAACCCGTATAATAGAATGCACTTGTGTCAATTCCAAGAGGAGTATTTCCTGTAACTCTTACTGGATCTCCAGTTATAAATCCATGATTCTTGAAAACAATTGTATCTTTAATTGAGGATACGCCACATCTAATGAAGGAATGAGTTCCAATTCCACTACCAGAAAGATCTTGTCTGGAAACGAGGGCATAAGTTGAGTGAAGTTCTACAGAAGAAACACCAACTCTCTTTGCATAATAAGTAGTATTTTCAATTAATCCAGTGATATTTGTTCCACCATTAGTTACATACTTGATTGGATCTCCATCTTGGAATGTGTGACCAATACCCAATACAACCCTATCATTCGGGAAGTCAACGGCTCCACCAGTTTCAATTGTGGTTGGATCAATATTATAAGAAACATCAAGGTTTAGAGTTGTGGAAATTCCAACTGCATTTCCATCAGCGATGTAATCTGGAAGTGATACGCTACCAGCGAATTTTTGTTGATTTGTTAACTTGAGGTATAGTCTTGTTTCTACGGCAGTTGCAGTTACTGTGAATTGTGCGCCTCCACTTCTACCGCCAACTTGAGAATCAATAGCAGTTAGAACATTTCCAGATGCATAGTAACGACCACCAGTTTTGAGTGAAACACTAGTTACAGTACCAGAAGCACCAACTGTAACCTCTGCAAGTGCTGAAGTACCAATACCAGTTGTAGACTGTAAGAAACAGGTATAGAGACCAGCTGCACTATATCCAGATCCGCCATTTTGAATGGTAACTTGTTTTAGTACACCTTTGACTAATCCAGTGTTACCATATCCAACATATGGAGAAATAGTTGTTCCAATTCCAATTCCGGTTGGAGGAGTTGTAACGACACCAATTGCAGCCGCTGCAAGAGCACTAGTTACAGTGTCTCCATTATTAAAGTTATAACTTGCAGTAGGAGTATCAAGAATTAGATATTGACCAAAAACATCTTGAATAAGAACATATGATAGTTCTGGTTCAACAACTGTATCACCATTTGCAATATTAATTGCTGGAATTTGGTTTACGAGAACTGTTCTACCAGTAGATACATTAGTCTTGGTGTAATTAACAACTTTTGGTGGAATAAGGTCTGCGTTGATTTGACCAGAAGAGTTTAACTGAACAACAGCGTTTGGAACTGCGTTTTGTGATACTGTCTTATCAATGAAAGTTCCAAGTCTGTTCGACATGAAACTTCTAACCGCTAACTGAGTTGAAACTCTCTTGTTGAGTGGACCTCCGAGTTCTCCTTCGCCTAGGTTTGTATCAGTTGAGAATTCCTCAACAGCAACACCACCAGACAGGGACAGACGAATAGAATCTAGTTCTCCAATGGATACTTTGTTGTTAAAGATAATGTTTCCAGTTCTATTAAATGCAGTGATTTGATCACCAATCTTAAAGTCACCAAGTTCATTAGTACCGGAAGCGTATACACGACCACCAAGTTCAGATACCTGTTCAGTTGCAGGATCAGCCTTACCATTATTTTGTGGAAGTGCGTTGTAGTCTGTTCCAGATCCAGAGAACTCCCAAGTATGTGAAGAGGAGTTAACAATAGAAGGTCTGTGTAGATTACATCTATATGTAACTGGAAGATTACCAATACCCTGAATAACATTTCCTACAGATGTTGAATCTACTTTAAATTCGATTGTTCTAAATGTAGTGACTCCAACAACTGCAGTAACTCCAATAGCAATAGGAGATGGTCCGTGATCAACAATGTTTCCACCGGAGGTAGCAAAGAATCTTCTTGTACCACCAACTTCTTCAACTGAAACAACAAGTTCTCTTGTACCACTATGATATGTTAATGCATATCCAGTAGCAGTTCCACCAGTTACTGTTTGAGTAATTTCTTGACCAGAATTAAATATTGCTGTAGATCCAGCACTTGCGAGAGTTAATCTCTGATATTGTGCGTGAGAATCAATGATCTCATCAACAATAAATTCTTGATTATTCTTCTGGAAGGTATTAATACCAGTAGGAGCAGACCTCAAATCTGTAGGTCTTCTGAATGAGTCATCTTCAAATAACTTGAATGAACCAGAATCAATATACTGTACATAGTATGTGTTTCCGTTTACAAGTCCATCAATAACAATTGCTGGTTCAGCCTGTTCATTTCCGATATAAACAATGCTGTCTCCATCAGCAAATGGGTGACCAGCGATAGAAATTACATCACTGTTGGTATTAACACCTACAGCTGGGTTTACAGTTGATTCTTGTACAATTGGTTTGAATAGACTTGTTCTATCAACGCCAGCGTTATCTAAGAATCTCAGAACATATAGATCTTGCTCTGTTCTACCTACACCAATAACTTTGAGTGTCTGAAGTCCACCAGAAGTACCAGTAGCAGCAACACGACCTTTATCGAAGGAGAATGCGTTTGGAGAGAATCCAGTTGCCCTTAGAGCGATAGATCCGAAGTTTGTTGCAGAGTTTGTAATAGATAGATATCCACCAGACTGTGCAAGAGATCCATAACGGCAGAAGATTTGGAAACAAGAAACAACCTGAGAATATCCATCGTTGATTACACGCCAACCAATACCATCAAAGGAAATCATAGTAAAGGTTGCAGCAACCATTGACTTACCAAACTCTGGAATCGCTCCACTAGGAGGATTCTCTGCAAGCAATTGGACTGCAGGGACATTCGGCGAAATTACTTTATCACCGTCAACAAGAATACCATTACCGCCAAGACTGGAAAGAATCGTACAGTTTTGAATATATGGAGACTTGAAGATTTGTGGTTTACTGAGAACCGCAGTTCCTCCTACACCAGCGACATAGTAGTGTGGAATAGTGGTTATCTTTTCTCCACGAATTGAAAATGTCGTAGTAGATGCGGCGGAAATAACACCGAAGTCTCTTACACCACTTTGGTGTTGATCGGGATAGAATTGAATTTTTTGAATTGTTGGTACTTTTTCTACAACTGGAACTTTTTTAGCAGTACCACCACTTACATAAGAGTGAACAATTGTAGAAACACCAACATTAACAGTAAATGTAGTTGCGTTATCTACATTGGAAACTCTAAATGTGTATCCATAAGGGCTAGTTCCATCTGGGAAGATGGTAGTTGTAATGCCAGATCCTCCAGGGCAAGTAAATGCTAACCCAGTGAGGGTTACATAATCTCCTGCAGTTAATCCATGATTGGAAGAGACTACGCAAGTAGCAACACCAGTTGAATTTGTATAAATGAATGTAGAAACTCCAACTGCACCATATCCTTCATAGGTATGTGCAATTGTTGAAATACCTGCATTAAATGTAAATGTATTTGTAGTTACTCCAGTAACAGTAAATGTATATCCATCAACATTGGTAGAGGTAATTGTTCCATCTGGGAAGATTGTGGTTGTTCCAGCTCCAGATAGACAAGAGAATGGAAGATCTCTTAAAGTAATCTTATCATTTACTTGATAGCCGTGAGCCTCTCTTGTTGTAGCAGTAGAAATACCACTTGTGTTATTATAAACAAATGTACTAATACCTAACTTTTGCCAACCGACATAAGTATGAGGAATTGTACTAATTCCACCCTGAATTGTGATAGTCTTAGCGGCAGTATTAACTCCAATAATTGGGTAAATTGCACCATAACCCTGAGTATCCAATCCATCATATGGGAAGATTGTCGTAGTTACTCCAGCATGTTCAGAAGTACATGCAAATGGGAAGTTATATAAGAATAGTTTTTCGCCAATTACATATGGGTCTCCATTCTCAGTTCTATTTGGAGCTGAACGAAGAGTAAGTGTAGAAATACCGACGACATTATTATATCTAATACTTGCGATACCAGTTTCATCATATCCACAAGTCCATCCAAGTCCTGAAAGTCTTACAGTGTTAGTTGGATATAATTCGTGTGGTTGTGCTGTTGTAATGGTGGTAACACCTGTTGCTCCATCATAAGTGGCATTAATAATATCAATAGTACCGGTACAAGCATATCCAGTTCTAACTAAAGCTGGGTTGAATGGTTCGTCAAAAGAAATTGTATAATTCCAAGTATGTTGTGGAATTTTTGTATTTACATCGATAAAATCGGTAAAGGTTAGTCCTGTGATATAGTTACCATTTCTTACCTTGAAGAAGTCGATGCCTGCATTTAGTGGTCTTACAACGACATTTCTCAATGAATCAGCAATGATATTAACATTATCATAGAGAATAATTGGGTTGTCTTCAATATAATCTCCAGATTCAACGAGAATGGTTGCACCAGTATTGAAGAAATATCCCAAGAAAGAAGCAATTTGAGCAGCCTTTTTAATAGTTTGGACTGGTTTTGTTCTTCCATCATTTGAATCACTGCCTGTCGCTTGAGAAACTTTTACTAAAACTCTAGAACCGGAACCACCACCGCCAGTTGCAAATCCAATATTACCTTGGCCATCAGTAATAAGAACTTGACCATCTAAACCGTCTTCAGTTGGGAAGGTGAGTCCATTAATTGTAGCGATACCAACTACTTCAAAATTCTTAAATGAACCTTGATTAATATTAATTCTACTCTGATCATTTAAGATTCTTCTGATCGTTACTGACTCATTATATGGTATTGTATACTCACTAACTGAACTATATCCAACAGTAATAGCTGGAGAATTATTGGTTACCGTAGAAACAGCAACAGTTGTTCCAGAAGAAAGTCCAACAGCAAATGTATTCCCAACACCAATTAAGAATGCAGGTGTTACGGGGAAAGTTGGATTACTTACTAAAATACCCTTTCCAATTGTCAATCCGACGCCAAGTGGGGATTGAAGAACAATTGCGGGAGAATCAGTTCTAACTGTACTAATAGATGCTGATGCACTTGTGGTTATTAAAATTGTAGAAGCTGATCCGACAGGAATCAAAACTGAATTGGTGTTGACTCCAACAATAGGAGCATTAGTGATATAAACACCAGAAAAATTACCAACGGTTATAGAATTTCCTATCGAAACTCCAGAAACTGAAGAAATTGGAATAATAGTTACACCAACTCCGACATTTGAAGTAGTTGTTGTAGCTAAAATTTCAGAGTTATATGCAGGTCTTGTTGCAGTTGTTAGTCCAACAATTACTGCATTGGTTATAATTCCATCCCTAACGCTTTCTGTTGTGGTACTTAATGAACTTCCAATAGAAACTCCACCAGTATCACCAACGGCTACGATTGTAGCTCCAATACTTGCAACTGCAGTTACATTGGTAAATGTAACATCGACATTAAGTATAGGTAAAGCTACTGTAGTAAATCCAACAATAGGAATATTTGTAGCAATTCCAGAAATACTAAATGAGTTTCCAATAGAAACACCAGTTGTGCTTGCAACGGAAATAATAGTAGATCCAATACTTATTGAAGTGGAGATGGAAGTATTTGTTAACTCTTTATTAAATGATGTAGATGTAACACTTTGACCAAATCCAGTAATAACCACATTACTAAAATTAGTTCCAATACTTACGAAATCCCCTACTGCAACTCCTTGTGTTGAAGCTACAGCTACAATAGTATTTCCAATTCCGGAAGGTTCCGTTACATAGGTATTGAGAGTAAATGTAGTAGTACCATAGCCAGTTACATTAAAATTATTAAATGTGGCCGTAGTACCTCTAGTAGTTGCTAAAGTAGAAATTCCAGTTACTAATTGATCGCCATTAACAATAAAAGCAGTATTTCCATATCCAATTCTAACATCCCAAGAAGACATACTGGAAGTGGAACTCATTCCACTTGTTACAATTCCAGCAAATGTCGAAATACCAGCTACATTTAAATTACCAGTAAGTCCTGTTTGGTAATTGGGATCTGTATTGAATCCAACTTGAAGAGTTTCTGGAAACTCTGCTTTTCTTACATTAGCAAAATCTTTTCTAGCTAATTCAATACCACCAACAGTACTTCCATCGTGGGCTATTAAAGTCTTTTTGTCGGTGTCATAAGTAACTTCTGCAATCGCTCCAGTAAAAACTGCATGTTGAGCGGTAGTACCCCTTCTTATCTGTACCTGCTTAGTCATGGAAATACTTAATGACGGTTTATCTTCTTCATTTATTTATACTTTAAATGATACAGACATAAGTTCTTGGTATCTGGAATGGATTGTTGATAGTTGATCCAGAAAGTTCTTGAATATAAACCGTTCCAATTCCAATATAAGTAGATTTTGTAAATGATTCGAGTCCGGAAGAGAATTCAAAGAGACTTCCAGAAGTATAATATATCTTCGTAAGAGAATCATCAGAGGATCCAAGAATATTAATTGTACCAGAACCATCTGGTGAAGGGATAAAGATTACATCTGGATATAGAAGTTGTCCCGAGAGTGATATAATTCCAGAACCAACTTGTGTATATGATGTAATCTTTGAAGTAATTCCAGTTCCACTGAATGTAAATAATCCAATACCTACAACTGGATAATCCGATTCTATAGAGGTAGTTGCAGATCCAGAAATTTGAAGAAGAATTGTAGATTCCGGAGTTTGTGCGGAGTAGTATTCTGTTGCGCCAGATAAACCAAACAGATTTCCAGATCCAATGTAAACATCTCTCTCACTTTCAGAGGAAGTTTCTGTAATGAATACTGTACCAATTCCAGATTCTGAATGAGTAAGTTTAACGCTTTGATATGTTCCAGATACTGTGTAAAGTCCTACTACAAATTCAGTGTATAGAGCAGTCTCCGAAGTAATTGCATTTCCATCAATATCGAATAGAACTGTAGTTTCTTGTGGATTTGCAGTGAAACTTACATATGCAGAATTCTGTTCATCTGAGGTAATATCTACAGAATCGCAAGTATCATAAAGATTATCAACATGATGTGTATTTTCAAATCTAACAATTCCACTTGCTGGATATGCTGGAGATGAAGTTACAACTGCAGAACTACTAATTTCAATTGATCCAGAACCAACATATGACTTAACAAGTTTTTCATCAGTTGCAGCACCAGAAAATTGATATAGAATGGTATTTTCTGGAGTTTGAGCAATAAATGATTCTTGAGCACTACCAGAAACAGTTAATGTAATAGTTTCTTCTGGAGTCTGTGCAGAATATGATTCAGAATCTCCAGATAGAGAAAGTATTGTTCCAAATCCAACATATGATTCGGTATTTCTTTCAATAAGTGTTTCAGAAACAAATATAGTTCCAATACCAAGATAAGATGATGTATATTTCTCAATAATAGGAGTGGTCTCTTGAGAAATTGTAATTAAACCTTCTGTTTGATAACCTTGATATACATTTATTTCTCTGTTGGAAGAAATTCCAGAAATTGTAAAGAGTCCAGTTCCAATTTCGGTTGCTGGGGTAAAGCTTTCAGTAGCACCAATCTCAACACCATCAAGATCACCATTTGCTGTAGTACCAATACCAAGAATATAAATTGTACCCTTAGCAAATATCGGTAAAGTTGCTCTGTAGAATGTTAGTTGTTTATCATCATTAATTCTAATGGTTCCGATACCGGAACTTGGATCAGTGATAAGAGCATTTCTTGGATATATTGGAGAATAATAATGAGTTTGAGCAATTCCACTAGATATATTGAGTGATACTGGTTCTGCAATATAAGTTGTTCTTGTGTAACTCCAAGATTTACCGACAGATGGACCTCCAGGATAAGCTTCAGTATCTTGAGGACTGAATCCATTGACAATATTAATTGACCCAGAAGAAACATAAGAATCAATTTCAGATTTATCAGCAGCACCAGAAATTTGAATTCCAGTTGTTCCAATACCAATATTTTTCTCAATACCATAATGTGGTGTATAATCAATTTGGGGATGGATAAGTTCCCCAGAGAATGTAAAGAGTTGTGTATTTTCTGGTGTATTTGCACCAAAAGATTCTATAGCATTACCGAGAATATTAATTGTACCGCCGATAAATCCAGTTCCAATTCCAGAAGTAGGAATAAAGACAGTACTGGATTCTAATCCGGTATCGGAAAGAATGACAGTTTCAATACCAACATAAGATTTAGTTCTGGAGAGTACAGCAGCAACTACTTCTGCCTGTTGATCTAGGAATATCGTTCCGAGACCAATATAAATATCCGTTTCACTATGAGTGGAAATGCCAGTAATATTAATTGTTCCACCACGGCGTCTACCAAAACCAAAGGAATCAGTTTCACTATAAGTAGCAGATCCAATAATGTTGATTGTTCCACTACCATCTGGAGATGGGGTATAATCAACATCTGGATAAACTAAAGTAGTTCCAGATAAAGTTATTTGCCCATATGGATATAATGCTTGTACTTCTGAGGAAGTTGAACCATAATCTTCCGTTTCACCACCAAGTATAGTTACAAATCCATAATCATCAGATGTTTCTGATAATCCTGATGATATGAATCCGAAACTTGGAGTAATATCAGTAAAGGTTGAAGATTCATTATATGAATGAGTTCTAGATTCTAAACCTGTTTCAGATAGTATGATTGTTGGTATATCAACAACACTATTACTGATGAAGGAAACATTAGAAATTCCAGAAATATTAATTGTTCCATTACCAGAAACAGATGGAGTATAATCAATATTTGGAGCAACAAGTTCTCCAGAAATAACAAATAGTGTTGTACTATCATTACCATAAGTAAGTGGAATATTTCCAGAAGATCCAGAAATACTAATAGTTCCAAATGGATTTATTGTTTGATTTTCACCTAATCCAGTATCCAATCCATAATCAATAGATTCTCCATAAGGTTCACTTGCAAAACCATAATCAATGATTTCTGATATTATTCCAGTAACTAGTAAGAAATCTTCAGAAGAATAAGATAATATTGAAGACTCATTATAATCATAAGTAAAGGACTCAACTTTTTCTCCAAATCCAAATAGTGTACCTGAAGTATCATCAGGACTATAAGTGACTTTACATTCTGCAGATCCAGAGAAGTTTTTATTTGTATAGGCAACATCAGCCGAACCACTTAATGTTAGTGATCCAAATGGAATTACAGTACCAAACTGTATATTTCCACTATCTTCTTCAGCGGAATATAATTCAGTAATCAATCCATAATCAATAGTTGAAGTTACTGGACTTGAAATAGATCCGGAATCTTCGGTAACAACAGAGATACCGGAAGACTCATTATAATCATAAGTAAAGGACTCAACTTTTTGTCCAAATCCAAATAAAGTACCTAAAGTATCATCTGGACTATAGGTAACTTTGCATTCTGCAGATCCAGAGAAGTTTTTATTTGTATAGACAACATCAGCTGAACCACTTAATGTTAGTGATCCAAATGGAATTAGAGTACCGAACTCTACACTTCCATTATCTTCTTCTCCAGAATAAATTTCTGTGATTAATCCATAATCAATTGTTGAAGTTACTGGACTTGTGATAGATCCAGAATCTTCAACAATTGTTATTACGGATGAAGACTCATTATAATCATAAGTAACAGTTTCAAGTTTTTCTCCAAATCCAAATAAAGTACCTGAAGTATCATCTGGGCTATAGGTAACTTTATATTCTGCAGATATTGGATAGAAATTGAGATTGAAGTATTCAGTTTCCGCTGATCCACTTAAAGTTAAAGAACCAAATGTACTTAAGTTACTAAATTCAATACTTCCACTATCTTCTTGGCCAGAAAAAGATTCGGAAACTAATCCATAATCTAGAATCGATGTTGTTGAACTTGTAATAGATTGAGAATCTTCAATGACAAAAGGTACAAAAGAAAATTCATTATAGTCATAAGTAATAGATTCTTCTTTTTGACCAATATTTAATAAAGTTGCAGTATTTTCTGGTGGATTATATACAACTCTATAGTTTGCTCCAGTATTATAAGTTTTTATATTTGGTGGATCTATTACTAACGCCGATCCAGAAATATTAAGTGTACCAAAAGGATCTATTTGATCAACATTAAAAATAAAGCTGTAATCTTCATTACCCTGACTAGGACTTTCAGTTAATTGTCCATAATCTATAGAAGATGTGGAAGGATTGGATATTGATGAAAAATCTTCAGATATAAATGATTTTGAAGAATCTTCGTTATAAGAAAATCCAACTCTTTCCGTAGAAAATACTGAAATATCCGATGTTAATACTGGTAGTTCAGGTTTAAAAGTATTAACAACTAATTTACTTTCAGCTGTGCCACTTATTGTTATATTGGTCTCTTCTACATTATCATTAATAGTCGGAACATATGTTACTCCTTCCGTCCCACTATTAGATAAAGAAATATAAAGGCTATTTTTATAATTCTTTATTAAATAATTTGCAGAAATATTAGAAAATGATATTACTCCTGTTGAAGATCCAGGAGATACATTTAAATCGTAGTTATATAATTTTTTTTCTGAATAGTCAGATCCAGAACTAATGATAAGTGGGCCTCCTTCAACACCTCCACTCCATATCTCTGGATTTGGTTGACCGATATTTACTGGGGATGTCATTTATAACCTCCCCCAGATACATCTGGTATTACTTTTCTTTGCAAATCATTGGAAAGTTGAAAAATGATACTAAATCCAATCCAACGAATAATTATACCACTAAAAATAATTGATTTGAAATTAAGATCAAAATATTTTTCAAATATTGAAGATTTTTTATGATACTCAGTTGTTTTATTAAATATTTTTAATTTTCCAAAAGGCACTAAAGTTTCTGTACAATTTATCATGTACAAATCGGTACAGAATTCAACCTCCTGGTATAAGTTTCCACAATCATCCGTTTCCCAAGAAGAATTTGATAAAAGACCAAAATCTTCTTGAGAATATTCATTAATAGTAGATGAATTATACTCGTAAATATTCATCCTATCACAACAATAAAAGATCTTCTAATAAAAAAGGGGACTGTGTTCATTACAATCCCCAAAATCTCAATTACATATTTATTTATGAATCAGTCAAGAGCAACATTAAGGGTAATCTTAATTTGGTCTCCATTATTCTGAATGCTGTAAGGACCATTTGTGAATCTTTCAGCATACATGATTGAACTATAAAGAGTTGCAGTATTAAGTCCAACAGTTGCATTCATTGTTGGAGAAAGTGATGGAGTAGTGTAGAACTCATTTGCATTTGGAACACTGAATACTGTGTAAGTTCCAGAAGCAGTAGTAGTATTACCTGTGCCTGATGCAACATATAGAACATCACCAGCAACTAATTGGTGACCTACTGCACTAATCTTACCAAAACTAAAGGTAACACTTGGATCTGTAGCAACCTGAATGTTATCGATAAGGGCTTTATCCAAGTATACAACTTTTAGAGCTCTATCAATACCAATGACTTGAGTTCCTGTTTGGACACCAGCATTACCGCCAACAATCATTCCTAGAGTTAAGTCATCAACACTTTGATCTGGATCAATTGTGATGTATTGGTTTCCAACAACTCCGATAACTGGATCAGTGTTATCTCCTTTAGATACTGTGGTTCCAACACCTACAGTTGCAAAGTGTCTAACACCTTGAACTGAAACAGGCATGTTATTTGCACGGGTTACATAATAACCATAAACATCACCAGCGTCTCCAGTAAATGTAAATGTCTGTTCTGGATAAGTAGCAGTAGTTCCAGAACCTACATTGTTAATTCTCCAACGAGATCCGTTTAGAAGAATACCTGTTTGTGATGTATAAGCTTGATCCGATCTATTATTTACACAATATGGATAACCAGTTGATGGTGCATATCCATAAGCATTAGTATTACCAACTCCATATGGTTCAAAATAAGCGGTTGGTGAAGGAACATCCGATTCCGCTGGAGTCGTGTTACTAGTGAAGAGTTTGAGAACAAGGTTTCTGGGAGATTGATCAGCCAAAGATGCGGTATGATTATTCTGAGCAATCAAATACCTTAGTGATTCAATTTCTCCAATATTGGGAACTAATAGTGCCATTTAAACAACTCCGTACAACTTGGTAACTTTTGATAACTATCTTTATTTATAATTTTAATTTTAAAGAGATTAGAAATCGATTCATATTATTGACTGCGATGACATCAAATGTCAATATATCACCAGCAACAATAGTCGTATCCCAATTATTTAGGTTATCATCACGAATTTTTCTAGAATTTGTCATTTGTGGGTAAACTCCACCTACTATTGATGTAAAAGTTGGGAAATTGATATAATTTGACTTTTTAATGTCTAAAGTCAAATCTCCTTGTTGATCTGCAAGAATTACCAAAGATTCTATTACTCCACTTACATCTAAAGTTACCGAACCTTTATTCCCAGCAAGCATTGCGATAGATCCGCTATCAATTACATAATTAATAGTTCTAGTTAAATCTGCTGTTGTTGCAAGAGCAATTATAAAAACATCATCCCCTAGATTGGGTGCAACTGTAAAAATAATATTATTTGTTGAGGTTGTATAGTCCTCAATTGGTTCCATTACCAGATTGTTCTTGACAACAATTAACTGTTGATCGTTAATAGGAACATAAGAATTTCCACTTGCATTCAATCCAAAAGTATGAGCAACTCCAGTAAATTGTGAGTTAATATTATCAAGGATTATATTTCCATATTGAATAGATTTGGTGGGAATCTCATAATCAACACCTATTCTATAAGGACCAGGTTCGTTTAATGTTACTAAGTAATCCGTCATTATGATACTCCTGGAGTTACCAAAACATTTCCTTGAACAGCTCTGGATCTATAAGAATTAGGAGAAATAAGAATAACATCATAAACATACCTACCACCTTCAATGGAGTCGGTTGCAGTATACCCCATAGAAACAGCAATCTTTCCATTTAATCTATCTACAAATGTTAAAGTTAATGGATATGCACTAGAAGATGTTGGGTGTTTTCTAATTGAAGAAATCCCCGTGTATCCAGTTAAATTTAACGGTGCATTATTAGTATTCCTGATTGTAAAGGTGGCTTGAAAGTCAACCCCTTGTTCAAGAACTAAGTTTACATTCCTTGCCGCCATTATTGGAACCCGTTTTTAAGTATTTATGAGTTGGAGTCTAATTTAGAAAGAATTAATTTCATCATATCTTTCATTTCACTAACATCAGATTTTAATTGATCAATTTCATTAATTTTTTCAGTCATTTCATTCATCTGAGCAACTTCTTTTATTTTTGTATTTTTCACTTCCAAATATTTTTGATAATCAGAATCAGAACAATTCAAAATAGCACTAGTATTTCCATCTCTAAATAAACCCCTATTTCCTTCTACTGGTATTAACATAATTTTAAATAGTTGCGATAACTCTAAAATCTCTAATCTTTGGAACAAATGCTGAATTTGTACCAGACATCAAAATCTTTATTTGAAATCCATTAAATTGTGGTAAATTAGACGCAGTGAATTCATATGATTTGAAATCATCTTCCAATGTTGAACTAGCCACATTTTTATCAGGTCTTCCATTATTTTTAGATGCATTAACAACTTGTGAATTTGAATCCAAATTATCATATCCAGGGAATAACTGCCAAAGTTGAGATGTCGTAGGAGCATCGGATCTAAAAATTCTGTAACATACTCGAATATCATTTGTAGAATGTCTAAAAGCATCAAAAAATACTTTTAGGTTGTCAGCAACCTTATCCAAAGTAACAATGTTACTTAAATAAGTTGCAGCTGTTGGATCATCAGTTAAAGAGTTGACTCTTGAATCTTCAGCATAATCTGTAATTTTGGAGTTAATTCTGTTAGAAATTGTAATCAGATTTACTCTATCTAAATCAATCATCGGAGAAACTTTTTCATCTTCACTACTTAATGTTAATTCCATTGTAAAAGATTTTTTGCCGGGGAAACTTGAAAGATATGTTTCCTCATTAATATGAGAAGAAATAATTCTAGGAGACCCAAATTCATTATTTGAATTTAGAGATATATCAACAAATCCTTGATCTAAAAATGCGGTCAAATTGCTATCTGGAGAAGATCCACTAAAAGTTCTTGCCTTTGCTGATATTGATGTTTTTTGTGGTAATAATGTTTGGAAATTAGGTCTAATAACATTAAAAGGTATATTTTGAGTAGCCTTAGGTCCTTTTGGAGATCCCATTAATGGAACCGTATCATAAGATCCACATGACTTATCATCATTAAAGTATAGAGAAGGATATCCAAGACCATTCCCTGGCGTTCTATCGAGACCTCTACTACTCATTCCAACTTTAACATAATAGTAATCAAGATCTGTTGGATAAGTTATTAAATCAGTATCAGAGAAATTATGAGTTTTATTGATTCTTCTTAAAGATATTCCGTTTAATTCATATTTAAATACTGGGAATTCTAATCCATAACTTCCAGAAATAGTATTATCAATATTTCTGGTTATTCCAGTTAAACTATTAGTAGAAGTAACAATTCCCGTATACGAAATAACTTCACTATCTATTAAAATATATCCAGGATTTATAGTGGAAACCGGAAGATTTTCAAAACTAGTAAATATTCCAACAGAACTTACTGTTATACTACTTGTAGATGTTGAATTATATGAGGCTTTTAAAGTTTCTGGTTTTTGGTCTGGTTCTATACCAGAAAGTGTGACTTTATCAACTAAAGAATACATTCCATGATTATTGTGACTTACTTTAAAGTGTAATCCATCAGTTAAATCATTTATAGTAGTTACAGATGCTCCAGATAGGAGAGTAGTTCCTGCAGAACCAACATAGAATAAACTATCAACGGAGTTTTGATTGAGAGTTCCCTGTACTCTATCTACTAGTAAGGAGTTGAAAGAAGAAATTACTCCTACATTATTTGGAATAGTAAGAATTAGATTATTTCCAAGTCCATCTGTTTGAGAATAATTAACTTCTAATGAATCACCATAAACATATCCAGTTCCACCAATGGAAACTGTAGCGGCAATAGCAACTCCATTTTCAACACTTAGGTTTACCTTTGCGCCAAAACCATTACCAGTTATGGAAACCAAATTGACATTGGAATAAGTTTTAAATGTAGATGTAAATCCAATTCCAGCAGAAGTTATTGTTAAAGTACTACCAATTCCAACCGATCCCACAACACTCTTTAAGTTTGATCTAAATGTCGAATTATTACTCTGCAATATAGGACTTCCAGGGGTCAATCCACTAACTTCAGATGAAGTCAAACTCTTCCCTAATCCAATCAAGGTTGATTTGGATATACAATCTAATGGATTTGGTCTTAATGTTACAACTTGATTATTACCAACATCTAATTTGGGATTATAGAACCTAACTGTAGAAGATCCTGTAACAAATTTTGCTCTATAAAGAGTTAGTTTCAAATCTTCTAATTGGCTAGGATCCCATGTTGAACCATTTTGCGACTTAAAGAGAGAACCCAGTAGAGGTTGTTGCGAAACAACTATTTTTTGTGATTCTGGTAAGTTCAATGTCGTTACATCTTCTTCACCCATTCTGGAAACCCATACTGTATATTCATTTGATGCGGAAAGTAATACTACACAATAGGAATTTCCACTTTCAAGGTAAACTGGTGATGGGAATGTGAATGTAGTTGGAATTTTACCATCGTTGGATATATTTACTTGACTTGGATCCAAAACAACTTCACCAAATGGAATGATAGTTGTTGTAGGCAAACCAGTTTGCATAGTTCTGATTTGCATGGTTATTGGTAAACTATTAGTATCCTTGGATTTGAAGAATACATCACATTTAGTAATGAATACTCCATTTTCATCCGGAACTTCAAAAGATTGTGCAAGGGGATCAACCCACCTCGTTTGTGATACAGTACGATTTACAAAAGAAGTACCTGCTTGAAGTGTAGTTTCTTGGTTTGTAAGGGTTCTTTCTTCAGTTCTGTTAATTCTCTCAACATTTGCATTTCTAGTTCTTAGAGTAACTTCTTCAGTATTGTTTAAAAGTCCTGAAGATGTAAACTTTGCATCAGCTGTACTATCTGTAGATCCAACAATTGTAGAATTAGTAGAACTAGTTGTAAGAACAAAAGTTTTTGTTCCAGTTTCAAATGTAGGGGTTGACTGTAATTTTGAATTTGGAATGTATAACGATCCTATCAAAGTACCAGCTGCATCCGTAATTAATCTAACATTCGTTATTTTCGCAATAGCATTAGAAGTTTCACCTCGTAGTTGCATGTTTGTAACAATATGTCCATAAAATCCAGCTGCAGATTGTAACTCCAATGAAGCTGTATCAACATTTAAAATAGTTGAGGTTGTTGAATATGATGTAGGTATTGATTGAGTTGGAGAGTATGGATTGGATGTATAAACTTGTTCTGGTTGATTATATGGACCATACTTATGATTGGGAGTAGATAATCTAAATCTAATCGAAGTAGTTCCTACTGTACCCGTTACTGTTTCTCCAACATTAAAAGTACCACTCTCCATTTGAATTTCAATAAGTTTTGGAACAATATACTTGTTCATATCAACATTATCAAAAAACGCATATAATTGGGTTTTTGGTTTTAACCTTCTTGCGATAAATTCAATATTTCTAGATCTCATTACATGGATGACTTCTGTAGATATCACAAATGATCCCAAATTTACACTGTCATATCTTTCGGATACTTTATATTGAATACCTTGTCTGGCTTGTTTTGTGGTAGTTAATGTAGTTACATTTGTAAAATTAGTATATTGATCTCTGTAATTTATTGTTGTTGTTTCTGGAATACCTCTACCTTTTTGGAAACCACCTCTATGAACACTTCTAGAAGTCTCTTTACTTCCAACATATATACTTCCCATATTCTGTCTGGCAATTTCTTTTGTACCAGTCCAGGTCGTTTCCCATGAGCCCCAATCAATTGGAGATAATCCAGTATTTGTATCAACACCCAATTGTTGTATAGTTGTCGAATAATTACCTTCTTGATCAACTGTTCTCTTTGTTCCTCTTGTTTCAATCCAAGTATCTGTTGCTGGGTTTAATTCAATAGCTCCAATCCAGTTTACAACAGCAAATGGATTAACATTTTCAATTCTAGTTGCAAAAGAGTTTTTGAGGAATTCTACATCAGTATATTTTAAACAAACAACATCACCAACTTTAACTGTGTTTGGATTTCCCAAATCCTTTACAAATCTCAAATCTGCATCTGGATTTGAAAGATTAGATGTTCCTATTACAGCTTCTGAACCTAAAAGGAGATCTAGTGAGGTAGTATAGTGTTGAGGTCTAAGTAATCCTTCTTTTGTATCAATGCTACATTTATGTTGTGGATCACCTAGAGAACCAGAACTTACTGATTTAAAATTGTCTACAAGGAATCCACACTTAAATCTATCTAATTGTGTTTGAGAATCTCTCAGTGTTAAATTTTTAGTATCAGTTTCTAAGAGTGATAATGAAGTATAATATTCAATATTTCTTATTCTATCTTCAAGTCTAGCAATATCTTGCATTCTATATCGTTTATGTGGAGATAGTTGTACTGTAACATCTCCTATATTATAAACATACGGTTTCATTGTAACCGTAGCTACTTCTAGAGCGTTATCAATGATAGGTGGAGTAATTGGATTTAATGCTGATACTCCTTTAGAAACAAAAAATTCTCCATATCTATTGAGGTATAATTTATCAATTCTTGCAAGATAATAAGAGTAAGTTAAAAATAAATCTTTGTCTTTAGCAAAATTATACGGAGTTGAGTTCGTTGCAGGTAAAAACTTTCTAGATTCAAATTCAAAAGGAGAATAGGGGCTTATAGAACTATTATAGGGACTAACTCTTGGTCTTAAATCAATGATATCACTTGCTCTATAAAAAGAAATTAATGGCAATTCAGTAGAATATCTTTCACGATCATATGAATTAACAGTTACAAAGTCACCATCATCATTTGAGTCTATATAATAACTATTATATACTATTTTTAATCTTTTTGTTGGTGCAGTAACTCCAGATTTTCTTTTTATTGATGAATAATTAGCTATTTCTAAAGTTTGACCACTATCAAAAGCAAAGTCTGATACTATATTTCTATCACCTTCTATTAATAAATTTATTTCTGCAGTAACATTTGATTCGCCAAAAAGAATTTTTTCGCCTTTAATAAATGTATTTTCATTAGTATAGACAAATTCTATTTGATTTGTTCCATTAGTTGCAACAAACATTGCCATTGCATTACTTGTTTCACCATAAATCATTTCACCTTTAATAGCATTTAAAATATTTGCATTTAAATTAACTAGTTCTAATTTTGGTAGATCGGCATCATTTGAATCTGAAGATTCAAAAACTCCAGAAACAAAAATTACATCAGGAATATTCAATGAAATTCTTTCATCTTGAACTCTTGTTCCATAATATGGACTATATGTTAAACCATCATTAAGAGTTGTACTGCCAATTCCAGAGGAAGAACTGCTAGAATTTCTAACATCTAAGACTCCACATCTATTATAAATTTTCTTTCTAGCTTTTAATCTTCTTTTTCTTAAAGTAGCTATTAATGTGGCATCACCATTTTTACTCAAATTTACCAAAGTTAAAGTTCTTGCGGAAGTAATTGTAAATTGACCAGAGGTTAATGGTTCAATAGTACCATCATTAAATACCAATGAGTAATCTTCCTCATCAAAAGGCTCTAAACTAATATTGGTATCACTTTCTAAAGTTGCAGTCAATCCATTAGAAGCAACAGTAACCGAATAAGATTTTCTATAAACTATTTCACCGTCTGAAATATCAACATTTGAAATATTAGTATTTTGCAGTTCGGCAAAGAAAAATGAATCTCTGGGATTTAATAATGCAGAAGATCCCTTTAATATATCATTTAATGTTATAGAACTTGTTGGCAATCCACCACTATTAACTCCGGTAACGCTTGTAGTGGCTTCAATAGTGATAGATTTTGCAGAAGTATTTACTGAAGTTACCCTATTATAAGTTGGAACAGTTTGTCCAGATTTTGTATAAACAAAAATGTCTCCTGTGTTAATTCCAACTCCAAATGTTGAAGATGATGTTGTTACTGTACTTATTCCTCCAGATCCCGCAGAAATAGTAAAACTAGTACCCTGTGGAGCGAGAGGAATTGGTTGTGATATTAGAGTATCGGCAGTAAATGTTGTAGTAATTCCAACATATCCAACTACTTGTCTAACATCTCCTAAATTATAATCTCTAACATTTGTTACTGTTCTGGAAATATCTTGACCATCAACTTTTAATTGTTCGCCAACAGTAAAAGTACCAACAGTCTGATACAGCACTAATTGATTACTGTTTGTTGCACTTACGGCTAAAAATCCAGAAGCTGAACTATTTTTCCCTTCAACAAAAGCTGGTCTAGATAGAGTGATTGTTGCATTTAATTGCAAATAAGTATATGTTTGTAAATCATAAGCTGAGGCTTCAAAAACAGTAGTGGCATTTACATATCCAGCATTTTTTAATTTTAAATCATAAACTCTACCTACACCTATTGGAATTCCGGCTGGAAGACCTGGAGTTACAGTTCTTTGTGAATATAAAGTTACTTGACTAGTTGTACCAAATCCAACAGGAATAGTTCCATAAACATTATTAAGTTCTACTTGATTACCTAAACTAAAAGGAACCGTAATATCTTTAACAGTTTCCGTTGTTCTTGGTTTTTCTAAATCTGCATTTACTGTTATGAGAGTTTCTACCTCATATCCTTTAACATACGCCTTTCCTGGTGAAATTTGTAAAGTCAATAAATTATCAGAAGGAGTATTTCCTTGTTTTGTTAATTGTCCAGGATTGTAAACTCCATTATTTCCAATTTTATTATTTAATGATTCTTTTGCAATTACACTAAATGGTTTTACATAATAATCTCCAGACTCATCACTAGTTCTTCTTGCCAATTCATCATTTATTAAAGAAGGTGTATCTTGTTTTTTAGGAACTTTTTTAATAATTCCATTTTCAATTCTTAATAATTCAACAAAATTTTCATCATTAAAATCATTTAAAGATTTTTTTATTAAAGTAGCTACAATTCTAAGTCTATCTGCACCAGGAGCTGCAAAGTTTGAAAATCCTCTTGCATTATCAAACAAATCTACATTTGATTGTGATGGTACGGCAATATCTTCAAAAACAGATAGTCCAATTCTATAAGAAGGTAAATTACTATATTGATCTAATATTACTGTCTGTGGGAAAACATCTACGAAAAATCCTCTTATAAAATAGACGCCTTCTTCTATTTTAATAGCGGATCCCGTAGCTGTAGAATTTGAGATGATAGTAGTAGCAAATGAAGACTCTAATCTAATAACTCCGGAACCATAATCTATATTTTCCAATACAAGAAGATTTTCCCCATCCACAAACTTACTGTTTGTAAAATCAGTTTCACTGGAACTTTGATATTTTATGTATAAAGTATTATTTTCATTTTCAGACTCTTCACTAGTAATATATCTTTCAATTTTAGCGAAAACTCCACTAATCTCTCCTTTTATTTTTTTACCCACCAAGTATTGTAGATACACCGATACTGGTATCCCAAGATGAGTTGGATCAATTTGAACACAAGTATATTCAGAATCGTATGCAATATTTCCAGGTATTACTACTTGACCTTCTTTGAAAAAATGTTTACCAAACTTCTCAACTTGATTTTGTAAAATTGACTGAAGTGTTGTTAATTCTCTTGCTTGAATTGGAGTTCCTGGCTTAAATAAAACTCTTTGATAATTTTTTGTTGGATCAAAATCATCAAAGTATGGAGAAGTGTTTAGGTTGGTATTTTGTGCCATTTTTATTAGAACTCCAATACAATTTTAATGTCTTCTTTCTGATTGGCTGATCTAGGAATGGGTTGTCTATTATCTAAGTAAATAATATCCCCAGATTTTTTATTGTACTCGGCAGAGGAAATGCCAGCTACAAATTCCTGACCTAACTGATATATTCTATTATTTATTGTGGTAGTTACACCACTAAAACTTGAATTAATTGATAGTGTTGGTCCGACAATTGCGGAACAATTAATTGTTAATCCATATCCAACATCTGGATTGGAAGTGAATGGAATAATTTTAAATCCAGTTTCACTTGAGGCTAATCCAGTAGGTTGATAGTATTTTAATACTCCAGTAATTGGATCCCAAGAAGCTACAAATCCAATAGCAGTTGATCCCAAACCTACAGTTTGTTTTATAACAGAATCAACTGCATATGTAGTATTAGTAGTTACTCCGGCTAATTTTAAAGCATTTAGTCCACTAACTACAGATGTATCCAAAAGTTGAACATCACTTCCTATAATTGTTGGATTTTTGATAATTCCAACTCTAGCAAAATCATTACCTAAAATAATATCGGGATTACTTTCTAAAGTTTCATATCTAGAATATAATAAAACTTTATATGCACCCAACTCTCTGTAAACATCATATCCATGACCACCTTTTGGTGGAATAATAACATTGAAAGAAGCTATAGAAGTTGTACCAATTCCAGTATTACTCAATTGTTTTAATGGACCCGTTATTTCTGACCCAGGAGCTCCTGGATAAAATTCTATAGTTCCATAAGTATAATTTTTGCCCCCATCAGTAACAAAAACTTCCGAAACTTTACCAAAAGAATCTATAGTTATTGTGGCTTTTCCTCCCGTACCATCCCCCAATATTGGAACATTTGAAAATGATGTGGAAATTGGTTGATAATTAGATCCTCTATTATTAATAAGAATAACTTCAATTTTGCCATCAACAGCATTATTTTTTGTAGAAATTGATTCTCCGGTATTTCCCCAATCTTCAGGGACTGGAATATATTCAATAGAATCAAACTTTACAATCTCGGAAGGTTTGATTGTATACAAATATTTCCAAATATATCCATCACCACTAGATCCTGCAGCTCGTGGTTCTAAATCAATAAATGTAGGTTGATCGAAAGACGGTCTTCCTTTTGGGTTTTCTGGATCAGATCCATTTTGTAGACATATATAAACTCTCAAATCTTCATTTATTACATAATAATTTGCTTCATATAATCCTGTCTGAGAAGTTACTGGAGTTACATTATATACATTATAATCATGTCTATACATTTCATAAGTATTTCCCGCTACCCAAGTCACTTTTCTAACAAGTCTTCTAACATCCTGACTTGTAATCTGTTTTAAAGATATAATACTTTCTTTGACTTGATATTCCTCTTTAAATCCATCCACAGGAGAGGGTGTATTTGAACTCCAAGTAGAAGATCCACCAGAAGCAGGATTAGTGCTATTTGGTAAACCTATAAAAGTATAGTACTTATTTGATGTATCACCTACGCCAGAAACACTTTTTACAAAGTTTTCTGCGTTTATGATTCTAAACTGATCTGATATTATAGCGGGCATTTTAGAACATACTTTTTTTTATTTAGTTACCTTTTATTTGCTTACTACACTTCTAGTTCTTATAATTTTTGGAGAAGAAGATATTCCCGAAATGCCATTATCATTAAAAACTTCAAAAGTTTGAGGATCTCCCAAAATTCTATTTTGATAATCATATATTTTAGCCCAACTATATCTTCCATAGAAATTATTTGTTCCAATTCCCGTATTACTAGATCCTCTACTATAAACTTTCACATAATTATCCACCATAGGAGCAAAGTTACATGTAACTGTTACTATACCTGAAGATGGTGATGTGATATCTTCAACAATGTAAATGCCATCTATAAAAGATTTTGCTATTCCAATCTTTGAATTTGGATAATTACTCATACCACCAAGAAGTGTAGTAATTCCAACCAAATCTCCACCTGTTGTGACATTACTGTCAGTAATGACAAAATAATCTCCTTTTGATAATTGGCTATTAGTAATACCAAAGATATTTAATGAAGAATATCCTATACCTAAAGTATTGTTATCATATTGTTCTGATTTTAGAGTAAAGGAAATTTTTGGAGAAGTGGTTCCAATACCAGGAGTTCCAGCAATATATGTTGTGACTCCAATAATTATTCCGTGATCTCCCTCAACTTTAAATGATTTTACTAATTCTGTTTGGTAAGTATCAATTTCTACTAATACTGGTGGGGGATTGTTAATATCATACCCAAATCCAGGATTAATGATTTGTATGGATGTAACTTCCCCATTAGATGTACTAGAAATAGCTGTGGCTCTGTTATAAACTGGTTCAGAATATATTGCAGTAGCTCCTGTTCCTATAGCGATATATCTACCATTAGATCCAACATTTTCCACAAATATTAAATCACTAATATCCTTTGATTGTGATGTGGTTCTATAGATCCAGTCACTTAAATTAAATGAATAATATATTTCACCCAATGAAGTTACTACTACATAAAAACCATAGTTATAATAAATGTTTATTATATTTTCTGATCCAAGATTATTTGAAACAACTTGATACGAATTTCTATCAATTGATTGTAAAACTGTACCGGAATCACCCACTATAACAAATTTGCCATTAGCATAAATGACCTTATTCAAATTAATAACTACTGGAGATGGTGTGGATTCCCATATAGTTCCATTATTGGAAGTTCTGATTACACCATTATTTCCAACAGCAACATAATATTCTGCACCGAAAGTGACACTGTTTAAATCCGATAAAGTTTCTGAATATCTACTAACAAAACTATCCGTAGCAACTCCAGATCCAACAAATATTGATCCTGCCGCTCCAACAGCAACCCAAGAATCTACAACGCTAGAATATGCGATTTGATTAAATGTTCCTGTATAACTACTACCTACTCTTCCTACAGCTCCAACACCAAGGACTACAATATCTTCCTGTATTGGAATTTGATTCCAACTAGAAATAGTAGTTCCATAATCTGTGGCTTTTATAATCTTACCAAAACTTCCGACTGAAAGTAAGAAATTACTTGTACCTACACCAACTGATTCAATTGAATTAAAGTTTGAAGTTTGACCAAACCCAACAGTACCAACTTGCCAATTTATTCCATCAGAACTTGTAATGAATATAGAACTACTTCCAACAGCAACGAATCTGTTTCTATATTTAATTGATTTTAAGTCATATGTAGTGGATAATCCTACCCCACCTACCCAGTTAAAAATAGGATCTTTTGTAACGATAGCAGTTTCCGAGATAACAACCTTTGGTGATTGGGTATTGGCATATCCAACTCCACCATTTACTATATTGATTGAAGAAATAGTTGACGATGTTGAAACTACAGACTCAACTAAACATGGTTCAATTGATTTATTTTCCAATATAAGAATGTCTCTTACATCTTCAGAAAGACCATCTATATCAGCAAATAAAGGATATGCATTGTCAACATATATAACTTCATCTTCTGGTTCAATTTTTTTAATGACCGTTGCAGATGGTCTCACATTACTCTGGAAACTTGGTCTAGATTTAGAATAAAGTGTACCACTAATAACAGTGTCATTAGTTTGTTTTTGCCAAGTAAGAGGTCTAATTTTTGTTGGATCAGTAATAATACCAACAGAATAATAATTAAATGTCTCTAATTGATCAGAGCTAGTTATTTTTTTAACCACTCTATCAAATTGAGAAATATCAAAAGGATCTTGAGGATTTTCTTGAATTATTACTTTATCTCCTGGTTTTATTGTTGGTGGTGGAACTACCAGTTCAACATCAACTGATGATCCTCTATAATATAAAATAGAACATTTAGATCCGGATTTAGGCGCTTCAGTAAATATTACCCTACTTCCAGAGAATGTATATGATATATTAGGAACTTGTAATACATCGTTTATGTATATAAAAATATTATTAGTTATATCCAAATCTGTTCCATCAGGAACTCTTAGACCTAAAATTTGTCTTACTCCGTTTACAGTTGTAGAAAGAGTGAATTTTTTCCTAAATCCATTAAAGAATTCCGAAATATCGTCAAATTTTATAAATTGACCAGGATAAAATCCAGAAAAACTATCAGTTTCTACTTCTTCAACTGTCAAAACAAATTCACTAAATGATGATGTTGTTAAGATTCCTATCGGTTTAAGTTTATCACCAACTTTATATCCTATTCCGGGTTGATCAAACTTATAAGAAATAATACTAGAACCCATACCAACTTCAACTGTAAGTTTGGCATTTTGACCTACTCCAGATGTACCTCCAGTATATCCAAGACTTAAATTACTATACCCTGTTGGTATTCCAATAACTACTTTTGGAAGTGAAGTTGATGTATAACCAGTTCCAGAATTTACAATTGTAAATCCGCTGATAGTTCCAGCTGCACTTACAATTGCAGTAATACTGGCGCCTGCGCCAATTGTCGATGCAATACTAACAGTCGGAGAAGACCTGTATCCAGATCCACCACCTGTTACAACTACACTACTGATTGTTCCTGCTGCAGACACTACAACTGTTGCGGCCGCACCAATTCTTGGGACATATCCATAACTAGTGGATACGGCAACTTTTGATATTTTTCCAGCTTTAGGAACTCCAGACAAGAATTTAATTACATTTATTGAACTACCATCAATTGTAAAATCAGTAACTGGATCTTGGAAAACATTATTAATCAAAATAATAGGATTATTACTAATTTCAGTAATATTATTAACATTATTGAAAAGTGTGTTTGTAGTTTGTTCCTTAGATTTTACAGTAAATTCGGTTGCAGCAATTCCAGTAAAGGATAAAGATAAATCGTCAAGTAATATATTTTTATCATTTGGAGTACTTGGATCAAATTTTCTACTAAAAGCTCTACCACTAAATGTAGATCCAGTTTCAAGTCCTACTGGGCCAATTTTTCCGTATGGTGATGTATCAAAATACATCACATCTCCAACGATATTAAAATTACCACTCAAAACAGTTGCGGCTACTCCAATGGTATGTGAGGTTGCGACTGAACCAAAGTATCCTCTTATAACTTCTATTTGATTTGCAGAAGATACGCCAATAGTTTTAATAGAAACAAGTTCATCATCAATATTAATAATATCACGAGTATTTAATGAAGAAATTCCAGAAGAAATACTCAATATCGTTGTTGAAGCCGTAGAGACACTTGACGCTAAAGAAACATTTAAAGATTTTTTCGTTAAAGCTTTTTGTATTATTCCATCAATAGTAATTATTACACTGGAGTTTGGTTCTTTATACTCAAGATAATGTGTCGCTGTGCCAACACCAGTTAAATCCAAAAATACACTAGTTGATAGTCCAGAAAGTTTAAATTGATTATCATTTAATTTATATACAAAAACTGAATTTGGTAAAACTTTAGTTCCAAGTTCTAATGGTTTAAAGGTTAAATTGTCATCCGAAGTTGATCCTCCGACATAAGTACCGGCTATTGATATTACTGAGTTAGAGTTATATCCAGATCCACCATTTAAAACCTCAACATAATTAATTGCACCAGAAGAATCTCTAGAAACATTAAAAGTTGCACCAGTCAAATCATTAGAAGGAATTTCAGAGTAACTTTGATTAGCTTGTCCAAGAATTACAGTTGGCCCTGTATTGGAAATTACAAATGTTAAATCGTTGGTTGGGGAAGAACCTCCAATGTAAGTTCCAGCAATAGAGACCGTTTGACCAACAACATATGCACTACCACCTTTAGTGGGTAATATTGATGTTGAAATTGGTTGTCCTGTGCTTACCGAGTAATTTATTGATACTGTAAACTCTGCTCCAGTACCTGTAGTGGTTAATCCAACACACTGAACATATTGTTTAGTAGATGGACCAACTGGACTTAGTACCGTAGATATACCAGATATCGTCGTAGATATCGCTACAGAATAACCATTTTCAAGTACAGCGGTTCCATCAAAGTCATGAACATTTAATAAAGTGGAAGAAATTCCGGAAACATATGAAGTAGTAGCAATACCAACTGGTGTTCCACCACTATAAGTATAAATTAATTCTTGTCCGGATTGGAAATTATGATTTGTAATTGTAAATGTATCTGTAACAATATCAATACTACTACTAGAAAATTCATGTTTGAACAGAGAAGTTCCTTTATTTGTTAACTTAAATGTTGTCAATCCAACTACAGAACCACCTCTAGTTAATGATGGATATGTAATTGTTGGCGCAAAGTCTGTACCCAATCCAATAATTGTTGTTATTATTCCTACATAGTTACCAATTGCAGATCTTACATCAGCACAATCTGTAGTTCCATAATTTTCTGTTGGTATTCCAGACAAACTACTAGATCCTATCGCAACTGTTAAGATGCCAACTAAAGTATCAACATTAGTTTGTACATCTGCACAAGAAGATGGATCCGTATTAAATCCCGTTAAAGGATCTGCAGTAATAGTGAGATCTTTAACATTTAATTGATTTGTTATCGCTTTTTTAATATAACCTTTTGCATTTTCAAAAGCATAAACTGACTCGGATTCTTCGCCCAAAAGACCAGTTGTTAATGCTGCGCCGGCACCAGTAAAATATTTCTTAGTTGAGTATATAATATGTTGATTTGTTCCATAAGCCAAATCTTGAGCAATTGCATCAACAATATAACCCAAATCACGATAACACTTGTTTCCACCTGTAGTATAACTACCAACATTAACTGCAGGCAAACTAGATGTAGATCCTGCAGAAATTACTGCAGTAACAATTCCCACCAAACTAACAATATTAAGTTGAACATCAGTGCAGGCTGCAGTATTAGTATTTGAAACTGTTACTCCTATCCCATAATATGTTGGACCAGAACTAATACCGACATCTTTTATTGTAAGTCCATTTCTAACAGCAGATCTCATAAGATCTCTTGCTTGACAGAAAGCATAAATCGATTCAGCTTCTTCCCCAACTAAACCATTGGTAATTGGAATACCATTGTTAAAATACTGAAGAATAAATTGTCTGGAATAATTATTTCCTCCAGTAAAAACATCAATAGAAATAGCATCCACAAAATATCCCAAATCTCTCTTACATTTAGAAATTGTAGTAGAAATTCCAGGATAAATTGCGAGGGTATTTGACCAAGAAGTATCAATGATTTCCTGTTTATTTTGTTGAATCAATCTGTATCCATCATAATATCTAGATCTTGCATTAGTTTGAGTATCTCCGGGGAAATAGAAATCTGAAAATCCGATAGCAACGGATGCTAAAGATTTGTCCAAAATTTCATTTTTATTCGCAAGAATTAAATTTCTAGAATCTTTATATCTATTAGAATCTGGATTAGTTGGATCCGGAATCAAGCTAAAATTAAATACTTGATCAACTGTTGATTGATATAAAGTTGGGGGACTCTGATTGTTTATAATATATTGACTAATAAATTTAACATAATTGTATGCAAATAAAGTTTCTTCAGTCTCATTACTGACATATGAAACTCCTGCGTTCCAATAATATACACCAGCCTCTACAGACTTATTATTAGAATTATATTTAATATCATGTGATATTGCATCAACTATGTAACCAACATCTCTCTTACACTTTGCCTGATCATAAGTTGTACTTATCCCTATATTTGGATAATTATATTCAACAAAAGCTACAACTTCCTCTTGAATAAATTCTCTATTTAAATCTAATAAATCAGAAGCATCTGCAAATCTACCTCGTAAATATTGTTCCGAAGTTCCATCAAATTGATTACTTATATCATCAATTTCAATAACCTTATTTGTTTTGTTTACTATATAAGGACTTAAATCAATCCCTCCATCAAAAAATATATTTTGAGTAGATCCATCTAATCCAACTTCCTCTTCATAAACTCTAGCAAAATTTTTCCTTATATTTAATGGTACTATGGAATCAATATTAATAAATGTAGAAGAATCAGTCTCTAATAATTTAGGCTTCATATTTGTTGATTTAGAAATACCGACATTAACCTCATTCAATGTTGGTTCAGTAAAAATTTCTAAATCAGAAAATTCTTTGAATCCCGATGGGTGTACAATCGACCTTACAGATTCTCTCCAGACATTATACGGAATGTTTCCTCTAATTGAGTAAGAGAATTTTTGATAGTAAAAATTGTCAGATATTCTTTGAGAATAATCATTTAAAATTCCGGAAGATAGATCTATAGAAGATGTTTTATCACGAGAAACTCCTAAAGTTGCATATAAGTTAAATTTATCAAAATATTCGACTGTTCCATTAACTTTAGATATTTCGCCAAAAATTTTATCCTCAACATTTATTTCACCAGAAATATTTTTTAATCTCATCTGATTGAGTCTATTATCCCAACCATTTTCCATTACTACGCCAGAAAATGTTGCTGAAGATATTTTTTCATTGGATTTATAACTAACATCATCTTTTAATATCATATCAAAAACAGGCATATCGTTCTTGTTAATGACTACACCTAATGAAAAATCTCCATCATATACACCAAACGATCCCGTTGAGATGCCGGTCATGTCATAGGTTATGGTATTATTTGATGTGTTTATGCCTACAACATCGAAAAATACATAATCATATGCGGAAGAATTATAATTTGCCAATCCGGAAGTAGATGATGTTAATCTACAATTTTCAATAAAAATTTTGTCCCCAACTGAAAACGGATAAACATAAGAAGTAAGGCCAAATCCAGAGGATATAAAAGGAGTATTTGAAGCTGGATTATTCGTCAACTCTAATGTTACCAAGTTTCCGGCTACAGAGATAGTATCAATTTCATATCCATTTGAATTATGTATTGAAACTATTTCAAGAGGACTAGATATGGAAGTAGAATTTTTAATGACCTCTACCGAAACTATAGATCCTCCAGCTATATTAGAACTTAATTCTATTCCACTAGAATCATTTTTAATTATTAACTTTGGTGGAGTATTATATCTTTTACCACCAGTAATTATTCCAATGTAATCTATGGTGCGTATATCTTTTACGCCAACAATAGTAGGTACACTTAGAGAAGGCGAAAGTGTTGGATCGGTAGGATAATCAAATCCATCTTTTACCCTATTGAAAGTTTCAACTCTTCCAATATTTGGAGATATAACCTTTATAACCGCATTTGTTCCATAATCACTTTTAACTTTCTTAACTGTTGGTAATTTCTTATACCCTCTACCTGGAAAATTGATTTTTAAGTTTGATATTGGTCCTAAAGCATTAATAGATGTAGTTTTATAAGAAAAACTTGTTAAATTCTCATTAATAATTTGTTTTTCAATTTCTTTTAATTTTTTAGTATTATCAAATATGAATGTTTTATTAGAAGGGATAGTTGTTACTACAAATTTATCATTAAGTTGATGATTTATTATTGAAATTTTGTTACTAGATAACACATCGTAATCTGTAGATATTTGTCTTTTACTTTCTTCTGAAGATCCTTGAGATAAGAAATTATAATAAATTGGGAAAAACTGCTCAGAAAGGTCTAGAATAACTTTTGCTCCAGAATTTCCCGGAATTCCTTCTCTATTAACAAAGAACCCAGTTCTTTCATTAATTCGTTCAATGAAATTTACATCATAATAAAATTGTAAATTTAAATTTAATAAACTTGAGTCAGATAAGTCAAATTCTATCTTTGTTGTTCTTATGCAACTAATTTGAGGATTAATGAAATATAATTTTTGATTGGAACCGCCGACAGAAGAAAAATCAATGAAATTAGATTCATTTATATCACTTCTATATTGACATAACTTTATTGAATTAAAACTAGTTTTTGAAACATAATAAATTCCATAATTGGACAATCCTCCAATTGGAGATTGTGAAATATAAACTACTTTATCACCCGTTTCTATATTACCATCATATGAAGAAAGATCTATTGAATTATTAATTATAGACACATCACTATCAGAAAACCCAATTTCTCTCATTAAAATTTTTCTATTTACCGGATCAAAAATTACTTTTATAACTTCATTGTAATCAGTGGATACATTAAACTTTATAATATCACCAACTTCCAAATTATGATCGGAAGTTGTAGTCACTATTCCAATCGTTTTTTGTAAAGTTCCAGTAATTTTGGGATTTAATGTAGTTAGTGAGTGGGCAGCTCCAATTACACCATAAGCTTTTTCTTGATCCCAAAATTCTAAAGAGTTATTATTAGTACCTATACCTATAGAACTTGTAAATCCAATAGTAGATAACCCAATATAATCCCCACCCAAGTTTACCGCATAAACTAATTGATTATCCTCTAATTTAAAAGAAACAGCAGATCCAACATTGTTTACATATAAAGATGTTCCTGCAAATCCTGATCCAGAGTTATAAATTAGTGGTTGTCCGGTATAAAACTTGTGTCCAGGTAAATATATACTTCTAGGTGGAATAAATCTGGTTTCAAAGGAACTAGTTCCAAATCCAACAACAGTACGAGTTGAACCACTTGTGCCGATACCTATAGAAAATTTTGGATCAAAAAATGTAGTATAGTTTTGGAAGGTAAGATCTCCTACATCTCCCGTTGGTATTTTGAATTCCCTTGGTAGTAACACAACATTATCAATACCAACTGTATGAATTCCGGTATTTTGAAGTCTATTTACATAAAATCCAGATCGTTTGAAATCAACATCAGTAATCAATAAAATTTCTGTTCCTATACCTATAAAATCATTAACTTTAAATCCGTTAATATCTTTTAATTTTATAAAAGTAGATATGCCTGTAGAAACTTCATCATCAATGTTCTCAAGTAATTGAGATTCTTTTTCTTCAACTTGAGCATATTGAATTCCTTCAAAATTAGATGCAGTAATTGTAGAAATACCACTAATTAGAACTGGTTGACCATTCGTAATTCCATGTGGAGAAGATGTTTTTACAATTGTATTGGGAATTCTTATAAAAAATTCTGAATTTTCTATTTTATCTTCAACTAAACTAAAATCTTCAATTTCCCTACCTTCCAATTCACTTACAACTATATTTGATTGTATGCCCTCAGTATCAGTTATATCCAAATCTACAGGATCATTTACTTTATAATTATCTCCAGAAGAAAATATAGAAACATCCACTACTTTACCAGAATTTATAGATGTTACAGTAAATTCTTGTTTATATTCTTCTAATACTTTATCAATTAGTTCATAATATGAATTAGATCTATTTAAATAATATGGACCAACATTTCTAGTCAAATTAGTACCAAAAATATTAGAATTTTGATTAAATGATGGCAAAAAGTTTTCTTTTACTGGTTTATTATAAAAATATGGTCCAACCACATATGGATATCTTGGGACAGATTCATTTGAAGCGTTAACATCTATTGTAGAAAAATATGCATATACTCCATTAGGATATTCTGGAGTTATTGTAAATCTACCATTATGTTGATCAAGA